AGAAAATGAAGCGTGGGTTGACGAGTAATGGCTGTTACGCTCAATCACCAGGGTAGACCTGCTCGTAGGCGTTCTGTCTATGGGCATAACTCAGGTACTACTACAGAGGATGTATATACGTGTCCTCCTAACTGTACAGCTGAGCTTAGCTATCTGCATGTTATCAATACTACGGGTAATGTTAGCATTGAGATTGAGTGGTATGTTGCAGCAGATACGTACACCTCGCACTTCCTTACAGGTAAGAACTTAGGTGCTGGTGAGTATGTAACCTTCTCAGACATTGAGATTGTTCTCGCTGCTGGCGATAAGATACAAGTAACACCTGCAACAGCAGGGCACGTAGACACTATCCTAACTGTTACAGAGACCTTCTCAGGTATATAGCGAATAGCGGGTATGCAAACTTAGTAGAGGTAACTGTCTGACATTTGTGTATAACTATGTACGTCCCTAGCAATGAAGCTAGGCTTAACATAGGAAACACAACAATGTTCGCACTTATCATCAAAACATTCACAGACTTCTTGGCAAGCTTACAAAAGGCACAACAAGCTCGTGCAGACTACTGGATTCTCAATAACATGTCAGACAAAGAGCTTCATGACATCGGTATCGCACGTGGTGAGATCCGCAATGTCGTGGCTAAATCGTTCAAATAGTCTTGCATTTCTGATTTGTATGAGTATAACTACAGCATGTAGTAATTCAAATGTGGTCTTGCCTTCCTCTTGCCCTGCTAATGATAGCAAATGCCAACGGAACTTAGATGCACAAACTCTTACATATATCGGTCAGAAAGATGCCGCTCTACAGCTTATGTGCAGTGACCCTGATCTTCGTGATGTTATCGGGGATGACTGCGCAGGCTGGTAATGTTACGGGTGACTTCTCTACAAATAACGAGCACAGTACTGTAGACAGTAACAACTCTGAAGAGTCAGTAACTAACAACTACAACGCTACTGGTGCTGGGAGTGCTGCTCCTGTCATGAGTGCAATAGCTCCTACAGTTATGGGTGCTGGTGGTAACGACAGTTGCTTAATGCCACGTAGTACAGGCTTACAGGTTACGGTGTTTGGTTTCAGTACTGGTGAGGCTGTGCAGGATGACTCTTGCAACAGACGCAAGAATGCTAGGCTCTTAGGCGCACCACAGCAAGTGGGTGGCTTAGGATTACAGGTATCAGCTATATCTGTACTTTGCCACGATCCTGTCGTATTCAGGAGTATGATGTTAGCTAATACACCATGCCCTATCAACGACAGCAAGACGGGAAAGCTGCTCATGGGGAAAGCAGCGATAAACAAGTACAGAGACAGCCCAGCGCTCTACATAGTTGGGTATGAACTTGACACAGAGTTTTGGGACACCCTCTTAAGGGTAGGAGAGGAAGACACAGATGAAGCAGTTATTGAAGACGATGCTCCTAAGCTCAGCATTAGTGAGCGTTTCAGGAGTAGCAAGCGCTAACGTAGACCCTAATACAATGACCGGTCAGGAAAAGATTGACTATCTGATCGCTAGTATTGGAGACATTCAGACACGTATCAAAGACAGTAGTGTTCGTACAGTCGGTGCTGTAGGTTATGCAGCTATCGGTGGTGTTGTAACAGACGATGCTATGAATGATGGCTTAATTTCTTCTGATGAGTTGCAGAACTACTTGCAAGCTAAAGATCTTGTACTTCAGCATGACTACGCTGTTGCTACTACTGCAGAGCAGTTGTTTATGCAGGAACACGCAGCTAACATGAATAGCTTGAACACAGCAGTTGATAACCTCACTGCTGCTACTTCTGTTATCATGACTGCAGTAGAGGTTGCATCTGTAGCCAGTGAAGCAGATACTAAGCCTGAGCAAGTTGCTCTGCAGGGTATGGTTGCTACAGATGAATATTCTATTGACGCCGTAGAAGTAGATCAGTACAATGATGCTGTATCTGCTGTAGAGGGTTATGCTCAACAGGCAGGTGCTTACATGGCTGCTGCTAATAACGATGAACTAACAGCAAGCATAGACAGCTATGCAGTACAGAATAACTTTGTAGTAGGTAGCTACACAGCGATTACATATACTCAGTCTGTTGATGAGTTTGTAATTACTTGGGCAGACGCTGGATTTGGTACAGGTTGGCAGGGATACCTAACATCAGAGATGAAGAGCGCTTCTGACGTGTACGCTGCAGGTGAATACATTAATGAGTACGGGGCAATGCCAACACAATGATGGACTTTGAGTTTAGCGTAGGTGGTTACAACATTAAGGGCTGGATGGTTGCAGTAGCACTTCCAGTTCTTTCTTCCGTTGCAGGAGGTGTGTGGTGGTCTTATGATACCCTTCAGCGCTTCTATGGAGTTGAGGCTGGTATTGCAGAGGTTGTAGATAAGTCTGCATCCTTTGACGCTAAAGCTGGTCAGCTAGACAAGCGTGTTACATCTGTAGAGACAGACGCCCAGCGCAACCTTACACAGGTTAACAACAACCTTAGTGGTGAGATTGTAGCGCTTGACTCTTTACTGTTGTCTAAGTATCAAGAGCTAGAAGCTAAACTTATTGTTCGTATCCAGACGTTAGAGCAAGCTATCGCAGACAATGATGTACGTGGCTTGAACCAGAAGCTTGCACAGCTAAGCACAAACATGACACAGATCCTAGAGCAGCAGAAGCTGTTACTAGATCTTCGTAGCCAAGTGGATAAGGCTACAACTATTACAGACGGACTAGGTGATACACTCAAGACGCTTAACACAGAGATAGACGATATCTGGAAAGCGTATGATGAACTAGCCGATAATCCACTATAAGGAATGACATTATGGCACGTAACTTAACAGAGAACCAACAAAAGTTCCTAGAAGTCTTATTTGATGAGGCTGGCGGAGATGTTGTTCTAGCTAAGAAGTTAGCTGGCTATAGTGAGAAAACACCTACACGTCTTATTGTAGAGTCTCTAAAAGAAGAGATTGGTGCAGCAACACGTACACACTTTGCTCGTTCTGCTCCTAAAGCTGTTATGGCTCTTGTAGGCGCACTTTCTGATCCTACTGAGTTAGGCATTAAAGAGAAGATGGCTGCAGCAAAGGACTTGCTAGATCGTGCAGGACTTGGTAAGGTAGACAAAGTTGATGTCACTTCTAATGGAGGTGGTATCTTTTATCTTCCTCCTAAAGAAGGTGCTAATGAGTAACCTTGCCTAGATATGACTATGATAGAGACTTGGGTTTTTGGGAACTACCAAGGCCGTTAAAGGGTAAAGAGAGAGAATGGCACGTAATAGCTCGTGTTTCATTAAGGCAAATACCCTTTGGTTATAGAGTGCATCCTGATGATGAACGACTGTTAGAACCTATACCAGAGGAATTAGAAGCATTAGAGGTTGCCAAGAGACACTTAAAGCAGTACTCTTATCGTGAAGTAGCAATATGGTTAAGCAAGACTACTGGACGATCCATATCACACATGGGCCTACATAAGAGAATTAAAATTGAGCAAAAACGTAAGAAATCAGCTGCAATTAAACGCAAGCTTGCCAGAAGGCTCGAAGAAACGCTCTCGCAGATCAAAAAGCTCGAAGAAGGACGTGTCGGCAGCTACAGTATCGAAGAAGATTGAAGAGCCTAAGACTGTACCTGCTACCGTTAAAGCAGAAGAGTTTGATGTAGATTTAGCACAAGAGATTGTATTTAAGCCTAACCCTGGCCCACAGTCTTACTTTCTTAGTGCATCAGAGCGTGAAGTACTTTATGGTGGTGCAGCGGGTGGTGGTAAGTCCTACGCTATGCTTGCTGATCCGCTACATGGGTTGAATGATCCTAACTTTAGTGGTCTACTTGTACGTCACACAACAGAAGAACTAAGGGAACTAATACAGAAGTCACAGGAGCTATACCCTCGTGCTGTACCGGGTATCAAATGGTCGGAAAGAAAATCACAATGGGTCTCTCCTAGAGGTGGTCGACTCTGGATGTCATACTTGGATAAGGATACAGATGTCACACGCTATCAAGGTCAGGCTTTTAACTGGATTGGATTTGACGAACTTACTCAATGGTCTTCACCTTACGCTTGGGATTATATGAGATCTCGCTTGAGATCTGCACACTCTAACAAATTAGGCCTATACATGAGGGCCACAACAAACCCCGGAGGAAGTGGACATGCTTGGGTTAAGAAAATGTTTATCGACCCTGCAAGAGCAAATGAACCCTTTTGGGCAACGCATCTTGAGTCAGGTGAAACAATCACCTACCCTCAAGGCCACAGTAAAGCAGGTCAGCCTCTATTTAAGCGCCGCTTTATTCCAGCCTCTCTATTTGATAATCCGTACTTATCTGACTCTGGCGACTATGAAGCGATGCTTCTCTCTCTGCCTGAGCATCAGCGTAAGCAGTTACTTGAAGGTAACTGGGACATTAATGAGGGTGCCGCTTTTCCTGAATTTGATCGAAAGATACATGTCGTGGACCCATTCGAGATCCCTGACTCTTGGGCAAGGTTTAGGGCTTGCGATTATGGTTATGGTAGCTACACTGGTGTTCTCTGGTTTGCTGTAGCTCCTGACGAACAGGTTATTGTGTACCGTGAGATGTATGTCTCTAAAGTTACAGCTTCTGACTTAGCAGATTTAATCTTGGAAGCAGAAGCAAAAGATGGTACAATGCGATACGGGGTGCTGGATAGTTCTTTATGGCACAACCGTGGCGACACTGGGCCTAGCTTGGCAGAGCAGATGAATATGAAGGGTTGCCGTTGGCGTCCGTCTGACAGGTCAAGAGGCTCACGTGTCGCAGGTAAAAACGAAATACACAGGCGTCTACAGGTAGATGAGTTTACTGATAAGCCTCGTCTTGTATTTATGAGCAACTGTACAAACACTATTGCACAGATACCTAGCATTCCACTGGACAAGAAGAATCCAGAAGACGTTGATACACATGCAGAAGATCACCTCTATGATGCTTTACGCTACGGTATTATGACACGTCCACGCAGCAGTATATGGGATTACAACCCAGCAAAACAACGCACAGGCTTTCAGGCTAGTGATCCCAGCTTCGGCTATTAAGGAATAAAGACATGGCAGAAATCAATGACCTTTCATTTGAGACAGACGAAGTAACCGCTGCGGAGGATACTAACGATAGCATCTTCTCAGAGGCATCAAGTGTCGTAGGCTTTGTTAAGCAACGGTATAAACGGTCTGAAGACTCTCGTTACTCAGATGAGCAGCGCTGGCTACGTGCTTACCGTAACTACCGTGGCCTTTACAGTTCTGACGTACAGTTCACAGATACTGAGAAGTCTCGTGTGTTTGTTAAAGTGACCAAGACTAAGACACTCGCTGCATATGGTTCTATTACAGACGTACTATTTGGTAACAACAAATTCCCTATGACTGTAGACCCGTCTATTCTTCCAGACGGTGTAGCTGAGTCTGTACACATCAATGTAGACCCTAACGCTGCTGCAGCTGGTGATGCGCTTAAATCTGTAACAGAGCGCCCAGCGCCTAAGCCTTACTTGATTGGTCCTGACACTAAGCTTGAGCCAGGTGAGACACTTGCAGATCTAGCACGGCGTCTTGGCCCTCTTCAGGATAAACTAGAGTCCGTAAGCGATAAGCTTGTAGAGGGTGACGGCACTACGCCTACTACTGTTACATTCCACCCTGCTATGATTGCAGCTAAGAAGATGGAAAAGAAGATCCATGACCAGCTAGAAGAGTCTGGTGCTTCTATTCACTTACGCTCTATGGCTTTTGAGATGGCTCTACTTGGCACGGGTGTAATGAAAGGCCCGTTTGCTGTAGATAAGGAATACCCTAACTGGAATGAAGAGGGTGAATACGACCCTATCATCAAGACTGTTCCTGAGACACAGCATGTATCTTGCTGGAACTTCTACCCTGACCCAGAAGCTGCATCTATGGATGAAGCAGAATACATTATTGAACGCCATAAGATGTCCCGTACACAATTACGTGCGCTTAAGAGCCGTCCTTACTTTATGAAGGATGCTCTAGACATGGCTGTAGCCAAAGGCCCAGACTATATTCAGAAGCACTGGGAAATGGCTATGGAGGATGATGATACACAGCCAGACTCAGAGCGCTGGGAAGTATTAGAGTTTTGGGGTTTTGTTGATGTAGACATCCTAGAGGAACACGGCGTTAAGATCCCACGTGAGTACAAAGACTTGGATGAGCTTAACTGCAATATCTGGGTAGCTAATGGTGAAGTACTACGCTTTGTACTTAACCCATTCAAGCCTGCACGTATCCCTTACTATGCAGTCCCTTATGAGCACAACCCTTACAGCTTCTTTGGTATCGGTATTGCTGAGAACATGGACGACACGCAGACGCTGATGAATGGCTTTATGCGTATGGCTATTGACAACGCTGCACTGTCTGGTAATCTTATCATTGAAGTAGACGAGACTAACCTTGTACCAGGTCAAGACTTATCTGTGTATCCCGGCAAGGTGTTCCGGCGTCAGGGCGGTGCTCCGGGTCAAGCCATCTTCGGCACTAAGTTCCCTAATGTTGCACAAGAAAACATGCAACTGTTTGATAAGGCACGAGTTCTAGCAGATGAGAGTACTGGATTCCCTAGCTTCGCTCACGGACAAACCGGAGTATCTGGCGTTGGGCGTACAGCTTCTGGTATTTCTATGCTTATGTCTGCTGCTAACGGTTCTATTCGGGCGGTAGTAAAGAATGTTGATGATTATCTAATTCGTCCAATGGGTAAGGCTTTCTTTGCATTCAACATGCAGTTTGACTTTGACTCCTCTATCCGTGGTGACTTAGAGGTTCGTGCATCTGGTACAGAGAGCTTGATGGCTAACGAAGTACGGTCACAGCGCTTGATGCAATTCTTGCAGGTTGCACAGAACCCAGTACTAGCTCCCTTTGCTAAGATGGACTACATCATCCGTGAGATTGCTAAGTCTATGGACCTTGATCCAGACAAGGTTACAAACTCTATGCAGGATGCAGCTATCCAAGCTGAGATCCTCAAAGGCTTCCAGACGCCACCTCCAGCCCCTACAGGCCCAGAAGGCGCTCCTATGCCCCAAGGTAGCCCAGCACCTGAAGGACAAGGTCCACAGGGCGTACAGGACACCACAGGTAGTGGCGGCGCTCAGATGGGAGTAGGTACAGCCCCTACACCAGGTGAACAAGGGTTTAGTGGTAATGTCGCTTAAGAAGCTTGTTAACGATAAACCAATGTGGGATGCGTTTCTCTCTGAGTTAGATGAGTGCATTGCACAGCAACACAAAAGTATTGAGAATATATCAGACCCTGTAGAGGTGTATCGCTCTCAGGGTAAGATCTCAGCGTACCGCAACCTGAAATACTTGAGGGACAAAGTTAATGGCTGACCTAGACAATCAAACAGAAGAGGCAATGGGTTGGGCTGCAGAAGGTAAGAAACTTGCAGTAGATATTCCAGAGGTATCCTTTAGAGATGCTGCTACTTTTGTTGCTGAGATGACACCTATCATTGGTGACGCTATGGCGGCTAAGGAAGTCTACGATGAGCTACAGAAAGATGAACCTAATTATTACTTAGCAGGTGCACTGGGTGGCGCTGCTCTTGTAGGTCTTGTTCCGGGTCTAGGTGACGCTGCTGCTAAAGCTATTAAGAAGGGTGCTACAGAAGTATTTGATGTAGCTAAGCGTGTAGAGGTTGATCCTAATGCTATGGGTTCTGGTCTTGGTAATGTGAGACTAGCACCAAAGAAACCTAAGAAAACTGTTAAAGCTTATAAACTATTTACTAAAGGGGAAGATGGTAAACTATACCCTCTCTTTGTAGATGCAGATACAGAAGTACCTACAGGCACATGGTTAGATGCTACTTTTCCTGATTACAGATTTACAGCTGAAAACGGTAAACAGTATGTACCCTCTAGAGGAACAGCAGGTAAAAAAGGCACTGGAGACTCTATAAAGATACCGGATCAAGAAACTCGTGACAGGCTTATAGAAGCAGGTTTCTTACCTAAAGGATCAAAAGCTAAGTCTATAAAAGCTGTTGCTGCTAGGCCAGGATGGCATGCTGGTGATGTTCCTATAGCCACACATATCGGGCCAGAAACTAAAATAAATGGTAAATCTGTAAAGTATCGTGGTGAAGATCAGGTATGGGCAGAAGTAGAGATGCCTGCAGACGTGGATTGGCAAGCTATAGCTAACTCTAAGGCAAGAATAAAGAAAGACGGTACACCAGATGTACGTACCGCAGATATAAATGATGAGATGCCTAGCATGGGGCACTACCGTTATAAGACTAATCCCAACATGACGGGTGAATGGCTTATTGGCGGTGAAATGAAAGTAAATCGTGTTCTATCTCGTGAAGAGGTTAATGCTATAAACGAAGCTGCAGGTGTCAAGGATCTCCCTACACTTGATGAACTTAATAGAGGCTACTCAAAGGGTGGGGTTGTAATGGACGATTATCAATACGCAGAGATGATGCAGGGTGAAGAAGATCAAACTGTAAAAGCCTTTGCATTAGGAGGTCTAGCAGAAGACGTAGACCCTGTATCAGGCAACGAAGTACCAGTAGGCTCTATGCCAGAAGAAGTACGTGATGACATCCCTGCTCAACTGAGTGAAGGTGAGTATGTCGTACCTGCTGACGTAGTACGCTTCTTTGGTGTTAAATTCTTTGAGGATATCCGTGCAGAAGCTAAGCGTGGCTTTGCTGAAATGGAATCCAATGGTCGTATCGGTGGTGAGCCTATCGAAGAGACAGGCATGGAGATGGGTGGTGATGATCTTCCCTTCGATATCTCTGAGCTACAAATGGTTGATGATGGCGCAGAAGAGCAACCCATGATGAACAAGGGCGGTTTCATCTCTGGTTATGCAGAAGGCGGCATGACTGATATGGTTGCTTCTGGTATTACAAATTCCGGCTTTGAGATCCGTACTTACATAGGCCCAGATGGTCAGAAGGCTTACATTCAGTTTATGAATGGTGAACCTCTTATGCCTATTCCAGAAGGCTATAACCCTGAAGGAGCCGCATCTGAGCAGGTAGCAGAACAGGTTGCAGAAACAACGGCAACAGGTACTGCAACAGGTAATATAGGCTCTGATAACGATAATAACTATGAACCACCTGAAGCTCCTGAGCGTATTGATTGGACAAATCCAGAAGAGGCTACCGCTCAGAAGTTCCTAGATAACTACAATCAGATGACAGGCGTAGGCGGCGACATTATGAGCTATGCAGCAGGCGCTGTTGGCGGTCCTGTTGTAGGATTAGCTCTCAGAGCTGCACAAAAGCTAGAAATGAATAACATGATAAACGGGTTAGACGCTCAGATTGAAGCGGCTAAAGAGTCTGGTAATACTGATAAAATACCTGAGCTACAAGAAATCCGTAATGTAATTAAAGGCAATAACCGTGATGGTACTGCAAAAACAGGTGGTGGTATTATGGACACTATTACTGATTCAGATACATACAAAGGTAATAGCTTTGGTGAGACTCTTGCTAACTTGTTTACACCTAAAGATGGTGCATCTTATGTAAATGGTCAGCTAGTAGATGACAATACAGGTGCAGCTATTGCTCCGGGTGGTCGTACAGATAGTGGTAGAGTGATATCAGGTCGAGCTAACGATGAAACCAACGACACTACTCCAACCGCTACTTCGACAAACGACGATAAGACTAGTTCTAAAAAGACTACTGCTGAAACATCTACGTCTGCCCAAACAGAGGCATCTGTTAAAGCAGGACAGGAAGCAGGTAAAGGCTATACGGGTGGTTACGGCTTTGCCAAGGGCGGCTTGATGAAAAAGAAGTAACTACTAAGACTACCATATAATAATAAGGCTACCCAGCAATAATGCTGGCCCCAACATAAGGAGAATAAAATGTCGGAAGCCATCCAGACTAACTCAATGTCACACAAACGGAACTTGTCTCGTGTACAACGTGATGAGGAGGAGCTACGGGAACTGCTTAAACAAGCAGGTGTAACACAAGATGAAACAGAAGAAGAAGCTGTTGAAGCGGAACCCGATAGCTCAGAGCCTAGCGAACCCCCAGTTCAGGCAGAGAGTGTTACCGAACAAGAAGAAGAACCAAAAGCTGAAGCACAAGAAGAAGATCTGAGTGCTGAAGAAAAAAACTTCAAGAAGCGTTATGGTGATCTACGACGCCACACTCAAGAGAAAGAGAAAGAGTTTCAGGCACAGCTAGATAAGCTACAGTCTCAGCTTGAGGCGGCTACCAAGAATGAGCTTGTACTACCTAAGTCAGAGGACGAAGTAGAAGCATGGGCTAAGAAGTACCCAGACGTTGCAGGTATGGTAGAGGCTATTGCAGATAAGAAAGCAAATGAGCGTTCTTCTGATCTAGATAATCGCCTTAAAGAGATTGAAGCTCTTCGTACTCAGGCACGTAAAGAAAAAGCAGAAGCAGAGCTAATGTCTATGCACCCTGACTTTGCACAGATCCGCTCTGATGACGCCTTCCATAAATGGGCAGAGCAACAGCCTAAAGTAGTACAGGATGCACTATATGAGAATATGGACGATGTTAAGTCTGTATCTCGTGTGTTAGATCTATACAAGTCAGACAACGGTATTAAGACTAAAAAGGTTACATCATCTGCTGATAAGGATGCAGCTACCTCTGTTAAAGGTAAGCGCACTGTAGTAGACTCAGATGATTCATCTAAGTATCTGTCAGAGTCACAGGTAGCTAAGATGTCTATGAAGGAATACGAGAAGCGCATGGATGAGATCTTTGATGCTCAGCGCTCTGGTAAGTTTATCTATGATATGAGTAAGAAATAGTTTGACAATCCCTCAATCATAGATAAAACTATAGGCATGTACAGTGTCAGGCATAAACTGCCTGTACATGCTTTTCACTAAGCACTAGCCACACGAAGAACTACCTCTGAGTATAGGCCCAGCGCTTGAAGGACGGCCATCCTGATAGCAATGCTGACTACCCTAAAACAACGAGCCTCTTTTATTGTGGATATGTAGTGTCTAAATCTCACGCCATATCTATAAAGGAGAATTATTATGGCTATCGGAACCGCTGGTGGTGGATTTGACGGGAACTTCTCCCCGATTATTTACTCCAAACAAGCACAGATTGCACTTCGTCGTGCAGCTGTAACTAACGCAATCACCAACAACTCTTACTTTGGTGAGATTGCTAACCAAGGCGATACAGTTCGCATTCAAAAAGAGCCAGACGTAACCGTCAACGCTCTGCAGCGTCACACAGGTATCTCAGTAGAGAAGCTTGATGACTCTGACTTCTCTTTGACCATCGACCAAGCAAACTACTTTGCCTTCAAGATGGACGACATTGAAGAGCAGTTCTCTAATGTTGACTTCACATCTTTGGCTGCTGATCGTGCTGCCTATAAGATGGCTGATGCTATGGACACAGACGTACTGTCGTACCTCTCAGGCCACACAACTGCAGGTGCTTTCATCACTACTTCTGCTGGTGACAAGCAAACTACAGAGACAGCTACTGGTGAATACATCACTGCAAACCACTTGGACGCAACTGACTTCGGTAACTTGACCATCTCTGGTACAGCTACTGCAGGCGACTCCGTTCCATTGGCTCCACGTTTGCCAGGTGCAACTGCCCTGTCAGCTACAACTGTTTCCCCATTGACCGTACTTGCACGTATGGCTCGTAAGATGGACCAAGCAAATGTAGAATCACGTGGACGTTGGGTTGTTCTTGATCCAGTATTCATTGAGATGCTGAAAGATGAAGACTCACGTATGCTGAACGGTGACTTCGGCGGTGCTGGCCTGCAAAACGGTCTGGTGTTGAACAACATTCACGGCTTCCGTGTTTATCAGTCCAACGCTTTGCCTGCTGCTGGTACAGGTGCTGGTACATCCGGTACAACTGCACAGTCCACTAACTACGGTGTTATCGTAGCTGGTCAGGACGATGCTGTTGCTTCTGCTGAGCAGATCAACAAAGTTGAGAACTACCGTGACCCAGACAGCTTTGCTGACATCGTGCGTGGTATGCATCTCTATGGTCGCAAGATCCTGCGTCCAGAGGCACTCCTCACAGCACGTTACAACGCTGCCTAATAGGCTTAACATTGGGGCTGGCTTCGTGCTGGCCCCTTTGTGCTTTTTTCATACATAAAAGGGACATCTCAAGATGGCTATTACAACTGCAATGTGCAACAGCTTCAAGCAAGAGCTTCTTGGGGGTGTTCACGATCTGGATACAGATACACTCAAAGTGGCTCTCATTAAAGCCTCTCCTGCTGGTACTTATGATTCCAGCACTACTAATTACTCAGACATCACAGGTAACACAGACGAAGCGGTAGGTACTAACTACACTGCTGGCGGTCAAGGGTTAGACTCTGCTACTATTACTCTAGCGGGTAGTACTGCTATCGTAGACTTCGCTGATGAAGTATTTGCTAACTTGACTATCTCAGCAGATGGCGCTATCATTTACAATAGCTCTCAGGCAAATAAAGCTATTGCAGTATTTGACTTTGGCACTACTGTTACCTCTACTAGCGGTGACTTTACTGTTGTATTCCCAACAGCAGACGCTTCTAACGCTGTAATCCGTATCAGCTAAACTAACTATAAGGTTATTGCACAATGGCGTTTATCATCAAAGATCGTGTAAAAGAAGGCACAACATCTGCAGGTACAGGGGCTATTTCACTTAGTGGTGCCTCTGCTACCTTTGAGCCATTCAACTCTTACATGACTAATGGTGATACTACTTACTACGCTGTTGTGCATACCGAATCCGGTGTAGACGAATGGGAAGTCGGTCTAGGTACGTGGAACACAGGTAATACTATTACCCGTACTACTGTCTTGGCTGGCTCTAACGGTACATCAGCTGTTAACTTTTCTGCTGGTGCTAAAGATGTCTTTATGACATACCCTGCTGCACATGCTGCACTTGCAGGTGATGATGTAGACTTCGCTAACATTACAGTTTCAGGTACTGTTGATGGACGTGATGTTGCAACAGATGGTGCAAAGCTAGACACAGTAGAACAGAACGCTGATGTAACAGACGCTATTAACGTAGCTGCTGCTGGTGCATTAATGCGCTCTGGCGGTACTATGACTGGTGCGCTTATCCTGAATGCTGATCCCACTACTGCACTAGGAGCCGCAACAAAAGAGTACGTAGATACTATTGCTGCTGCAGGTATTCACTACCACACGCCTGTACGTGTTGAGGCTCCTCTTAATCTTAATGTTACGTATAACAATGGTACAAATGGTGTAGGAGCTACCCTTACTAATGCTGGTACACAGGAAGCTATTACTATTGATGGTGTAGCTCTTAGCTCCGGTGATCGTGTACTTGTGTATGAACAAACAGATGCTACTCAAAACGGTATCTACACAGTTACTACTGTAGGTAGTGGTAGCACTAACTGGGTACTTACTCGTGCTACAGACGCTGACAGCTACGGTGCATCTGACCCTGATGCGTTTGGTGAGGGTGATGCCTTCTTTGTTAAAGAAGGTGCTACAGGCGCTGGTGAACTGTATGTGATGAATACTTCAGGTACTATTACCTTTGGTACTACAGATATTACGTTTACTGTTATCGCTGAGACTGCTGTGTATTCTGCTGGTACAGGGCTTACTCTTACAGGTACTACATTTGCTATTGGGCAGGATGTGGGTACTACAGACAATGTTACGTTTAACCAAGTCACAGCGGCTATTATAGGTAACGTAACAGGCAATGTCACAGGCAACGTCACAGGCAATGCAGGTACAGCTACTAAACTTGCTACTGCTCGTACTGTACAACTCTCCGGTGATGTAACTGGTAGTGCAACCTTTGATGGTTCTGCTAACATTAACATTACTGCTGCTGTACAGGATGATTCACACGCACACGTTATCTCTAACGTAGATGGTCTACAGACTGCACTAAATGATAAAGTACCTACTTCTCGTACTATTACTGCAGGTAATGGTCTTACTGGTGGTGGAAACCTTACGGCTAATAGAACGCTTAACGTAGGTGCTGGTACAGGTATTATAGT